TGGAAGGCAAATAACAAAGTTAATTGGTAAATTAGACAAGTACAATAACTACATCTAGAAAAATATTTTTATGGCAGGAATCAAAAAGGTAACAGGCTACGAAGACTTAAACCGTCGTCTTAATGACGAAATGCAACAATTAGCAGAAGCTATTATTGAAAAAAGGTTTACAGAAAGAGATAGAAATAGACTCGTTCGTATCATGGAACCAAAACTTAAATACTTTATTTGGAAATTCTTCAATGATAAAGATGAAACTGAAGAGGTTCTTCACAATACATTCTTTAAAATCTTTAAATCTGTAGATAGTTATAATCCAAAGTATCGATTTACTACCTGGATTTACACTATTGCAAGAAATGAATCTCTTTTACATTTGCATAAACTTAAACAGCAAATGACAACTGATATTGATAAAATTGGAAATTCATTATTTTTAGTAGACGATAGCCGTGATAATTACGAAAAGGAAATTTCTCTTGAAACTCTCTATACGGCAACTATCCTAGCAATCGAAGAAATGCCAGAATCGTTGGAAAAATCTATACTTATAGATAAAGAGTTAAACAAGATGAAAGGTGCTGATATTGCAGACAAATATGACATGAATCTCAATACAGTTAAAACTAAAATCCGAAAAGCACGTAAAATATTAAAAGATTCAGTTTTGGAAAGTAATCCAGAGCTGGTTGAAAAAATAAAGGACCTTTTCTAATGAAATATTTTAATCCAATAGTCTTTGTTACTAAGCTAATCGACTTAATCAAGGAAATCCTATTATTTAGGAAATACTTATCAATACTCACCGAACTTGAAAAGAGTGGAGATCTAGATAAAATCGGCTTAAGGCGAACTCGTCTTGGCAGATTATATTATGTCAAAAATCTACAGCCCGAGGTATTACTAAATACTGATGACTTAAAAGGTTTTGAAATAATGCAGGTTAAAGAATCTCTTGCTGATTATAATGATCCAATGACACGCCTTGGAATAATAGATTTTCTTAAAACTGGATTTCGTAGAATTAAAACTCCAGAAGTATACGGGTATCTTGTATGGATGGACTTTGATTTTAAGCAAATTACGCTTGAACGAGTTTTATATGTAATTCTATATCCAGCCTTACTATCATTAGCTATTGCATTTATTGCAATTCCTGCCATGGGACACATTGAATGGACTCAGATTTGGCAAAGTCTAAATTCCAAATAAATAATAGTATCAAATAATCTTAAATTATGAACAAAGTAGAACAATTTTTACAAAAACACGGCTTAAAAGTTATTATTTTATTATTACTTTTAACTTATATGAAATCATGTAGTGTAAACTCTGAAGTAACTAAAGTTAAAAAACAATTAGTTAAGCTAGATTCTCTTGCAAATAAAAGAGACCTTGAAATTGAGGGCCTAAAAGCTGAAAAGAGAATGATTCAAGCAACTGACCGAAAAATGCTTGATGTTCAACGTCAATCTGAAATTGATGCTGAATTGAAAAAACTTGGATCTAAATAATGAAAACTAGAGCAACCCATTACTTTATAATAGGTTCCTTTGTTACTTTATATCTTTTAGTATCAATTATTTCAACTATCCACGTAGTAGACTTTTTTAGTCTATCTAATCCCAAGTGGCTAGCTGTATCTCTTGCAATAGGATTTGAAGTTGGAGCGGCAGCTTCACTTGCATCTCTTATTGTTTTAGATAAAATGAATAAAGGTATTGTATGGGGACTATTCATCCTATTAACTGCAATGCAGGCAATGGGAAATACTTATTATGCGTTTTCACATCTACAAAATTTTACAGGTTGGATTGAATTATTTGGACTTCAAGAAGAAGATTTAATCTATCAAAAGCGAATGCTTGCAATTATTTCCGGTGCAGTTTTACCAGTTGTTGCATTAGGATTTATTAAGTCTCTTGTTGATTATATTAAACCTACGCCAGACGCTATTCAAACTGAACCTATTGCAGAAGAACCAATATTGGAACCAGTTAAAAATCCTGTCCAGGAAAGTGTCCAAGCCGAGACTCCTAATAAAGCTCCAAAAGTTAAAAAAAAGCCTCAGGAGAAGCCAGTAAAATCTACTGGACCAATTGAAGTTGACCTAACTCAGCCAGCTGAAGACAAACCAAAACACATAGAACTATTTGACATGCCAGATCGTGCTACCCGAAGGCTTTCTGAAGATGAAAAGATCTCTAGAGGAATTATCTCGTAAAACGGAGGTAAATAATAAAAAGAACTTCGACTAATGTCTTACATTAAATTTAAAGGCGACCCGGGCTATAAAAGAGTAAATTCTGGAATGGCTAAACTCTGCGACCCAGTACCTGTCAAAAAGTCACTTCGACTTATTGACAATTGTTTTTCAATAGTAGACAAAAATGTTAGTCAAGTAGATCTATGCGAATTTAGTAAGCTTTCATACCCAGCTGATTCTTATGTTAAACAGGAATTGGAAATCTGTCAAGGCGAAACCGTAACAATATTTACAAATGGACTATTTGGTGGAACCACTTCGACTGCTGCTACTACAATCAATAGTGCATCAGTAACCCTAGCTTCAGCTAATCCACTTATTAAAGTTGGAACTAAAGTTTCAGGAAATGGTATTGTATCTGGAACAACTGTTTCGGCAATTACCGGAACCGCTTTAACCTTATCTAGTGGTGCTACCGCAACTGCTGCAGCTTCAGTATTAACTTTCACTGAAGTATTAAATCCAAATAAAGCTTACGTAAAGGGTATTATCCTATATGTAAAATATCCAATGGCCGACGAAAATGGAGGAGAAATTTCTCCAGATCAATATCTTCTATCTTGCGGAATATCTGCAGTTCTAGGAAATGGCGGAACTAGCGCATCTAACTTTAGCGTTGGACAAGCCTATATGTACCTTGCGCCAGAAGATACTGCCGATCCTACTAAGATTTTAAATAGTTTATCTTTATTAAACCCAAGTTCAACATTTAGTGTTAATGTTAGTGTTTTATTAATTAAAACCAAAACTGATGCTGATCCAAATAATTGTGATTGCTAATGAGACCCGTAATGTCATATGGACAAAAGAATAGCTTCATGAGTTCTATTCCATTTCAAGGTCGAGGAGACTTTGGATTTGTTGCATCCCAATCAACGTTTACTCCAGGTATTACAATTAAGTTATTACCGTTAGCTGATCTATCTCGTCCACAAGAAATTGAAACTTCTGAGTTTGATCAATTAGTTGCTGATTTAAATGATCAATTTAGACCAGGTAAAAGATTAAGCGGTGTTGAAGTAAATACTCAACATCAAAAAGGAGGATCCAATAAAGTATTTGGCAGATTCTTAGGTTTTGAATTAGACCGAAAACACCAAGTAATTCGAGCATTTATCAGAGATTCTGAATTAAATAAAAAGGTTGAAGTCTATCCGGCTTCGCTAATGAATGTTAATGAATCTACTGGACACACAAAAACCTTTATGCAATTTTTAATACAAGACTAGAAAAGGTTAAGTATTAATACAATGCAAGAGATCGAAATCCAATCTGAGAATTCTGTACCCAGCCCAAAGTCTAAAAAGACCATAACTAAACCAGAAATCTCTACCCCAAATCAATTGGGACTAAAGAATATTCCACTATCAGTTTTACCTAGCGAAGGAAAATACTATCTTCCCGGCTTTGAATTATCAATTAGATCAGCAACCGTTGCTGAGATTAGACATTGGTCAACTATTGATGAAAACGATTTATTATCAGTAGATGATCAGCTAAACTATATACTAGAACGTTGTACCACAATTACAATAGATGGACAGCTAGCTAGCTGGAAAGAAATTCTAGAAATTGACAGATTCTATATTGTATTTAGAATACAAGAACTAACTTTTCCAAATGGAGAAAACTATATTCCTCATAAATTTGAATGTGCATGCGATGTAGAATCACCATATAGCGAAAAGAAGCCAATTTCGAGCTCTATGTTAAGTTCATTTGATTTTCCAGAAGAACTTGCAGCATTTTATTCAGAGGACCTTAGAGCGTATCGAGTAGAATCAGAAAAACTTAATACTAACTTTAATCTTTTTTTACCAACTCTGGGTACAATGCAGAAACTTAGAGAAATCGTGCTAGACATTAATCGTGCTGGTAAAAAGATAGACAAAGCATTTTTGAAAATTGTTCCTTACTTAGTTGGCGATTGGGATAGTCTCAATTCCCAAACCTTCTCTGTATTGAATGAAGAATCTTTAACTTGGCACATTAATAAATTTACGTTTATTACTAAATTTGCAGATGCTATCCAAAAATCAAAGAGGCAAGTATTAAAGGACGATTGTCCTAAGTGTGGAGCCAAAATAGACTCAAGAATTTTTTTGGACTCCAGCTTCACTGTCAAAGATCTTTTCCTTATTTCAGCTGGATTTAGTGAACTTGTTTGAAACTAACAAGTTCTTGACAGTGAAGCTGAATCAACCGTTAGACCAATTGTATTCACTTCCGTTTTATGAATATTCAATATATTTGACAATTATTAATAAACAAATAGAAGAATCTAACGCTAGAATTCTAGCTGAACAGGATGAATTATTGAATCTACCGGGAAGACTTGCATAATTTGGTTTTACTGGATATTTCGATAAATAACAAAAAGCACTAGTAATGGAAGAGCTAAATTTAGAATTAGGGAACATTAAGAAACCTCAACCTACCTCCAATTCAGCATTAGACAGTCTAATGGATTTAATGGAACCGGCTGGCTTTGTATCAGACTTAAATTTAGCAGAACCTGCGTCTGCGACCGGGTCTGGTCTAAATTCAGTAAATGAAGCCCAATCCTTTACTAAATCAGCAAACGAGTCAGCTATAATTTTATCTGGTATTGCTTTGACACTAACTGATATTTCTGAAAATTTAGGTAAGGCCAGCACGTCTATTGTAAATTCAACTGCAAACTCTGTAAGTAATACATTATCAGTTTCAAGTGATTTGGTAAAAATCGAACCAAAGAAAGTTGAATTATCGATAAAAGATATAAATTCGCTTTCTGAGCTAGTTAAAGAATTACAAAAGACAAAAGAAGAAAAAACAAAAGAAGAGGCCGATAAAAATTCGCCAGACGCAATTCTTGCAACTGCTTTAACTTCTTTACCTGCACCTACTGACAATACTGGAAAGCCTAAATTAGACATAGAAGTATTTAGAAAAGCCATGCTCACTCAAGAAGCTGAGCTAGCTAACTCAATAAATTCTACGATTGAATCCGGCGGAGACTTAACTGACTTATTTGAAAATACTGGTTCCGGAACAGGCAAAGACGGCCTATTAGGAAATCTATCCGATAAATTTTCGACAGGTGTTAAGCAAGCAGTTATG